AGCTCGCATGTGACTCGGCTGAAGGCGTGCTGTTCAAAAATGATAGCCAGGTTTGGGCTATCACAGCTAGAAAGGTATGGAGTAATGACCCGCGCACAGAGATCGTCGTTAGCTGGGACAATGAGCAAGTTCCTGATTAACAAAGATTCAAGGGTATCCCCTTTCACCAGCACACACAAAATTTTAACAAACAGTAGGATTAAGTCGCTGTGGGACGAAAACGGAAGGACTGAGGTTTCAGTCGTTTTCTGATTTGTTAGTTTCACACATCAGCATCCCATCCCAGGAACACCAGGTGGGCTCACATTCCTGAGAATCAAGAATATGACAGTCATTCGGGTATTTTTCACAAAGTTTCACGGCTTCATCATGTGAATCGAAAGAGTCTAAAAAATCAAACATGCCGCCAGATTCTTCATAGTGAAGTTTACTAAGAACAAGAAACCTATCTATCGTCATTTTCTAGGCGTTTTTCCATCACTTTCTTGATAGCCTTTCTAACATCAGCCTCTTTTAACCGCCCTTTGGTTTTCATCATTTTGATGGTTCGTTCTTTGGGGACAGCTGGTGAAGTCTTACCATTACACTCACTCATCGTTTTCCTCGATTACTTCTTGGCATTCGGGATTGCTACAGATTATCTTAACGTCAACAGGCACGTCGTCGCCCTTGTGTCGAGTTTGTACGTGTCCTCTTATATCTGCACCTGCGAGCAGATTATGCACCTCTGAGCGTTCCAGCTCGATAGTGACTACTTTTCTCGACTCAATCGTACCGATCATTTTCATCATGCTCCTTCTAAAGCTTTTTCAGACCAACAGCCTTGATGCTCATGTCGATCATCTTCAGGATAAAGTTTTTTATTTTTATAATCATCGTAGGACCTCACTAGAACCTGTAAAAATATATTAAAACAAAACATACTACTACAGTGATAGCTGATATCACCAAATTAATCGATGAATATCTTGCAACACGCTCTTGATTATATTTAGCCAGACACACACCGACGCTCATAACTTCAAGAAACAAAAAGAACCATACAAAATAATAACAACCGTTTTCCATTTTTAAATCTCCATTCACTTTTGACAGTCTTCAGGATCACTTTCGTTGTGACTCATTAAGCTGTCAAGTTCTCTACTCCTCAATTGTTCTTGTAGACTGAAGCGACGACATATCCCGCTTGCAGTTCTCTAAAGCGTCCCTAAGCCTGGTGATCTCGTTGGCAAACATCTGCTCGTCACGGGAAAGGTCGTTTATCCGGCTTGTAAGCACTCGTATTTGCTTATGTAGCCATTTTATCGTGATTTCAGGGTCTCTCCTTGATGGCAGTTGCAGCGTTGAGCAGCACGGTACTAGTGGTCCCATTACATATTCTCCGTATTAAATCTTACTCTTGTTCGTCTAGGTGTTTTTGCTCTGTTTACTTCTCCGCGATCAATATTTGTCAGAAGCTGATCTCTCATGCCACGACGGCCTAGCAGACCTGAAAATTCATTTTGGAATGTATCTAAAGCACTTTCAATAAGTGAGATCTCTTTTGCAAACTTCTCCTTATCAACTGAAAAGTCGTCGAGCTTAACCTTTAAAATACGTATGTGCCTGCCAAGCCATTTAGCTTTTAATACAGGGTCTCGCTCTTCGGGAATCTCAAGCTGTAACGCGCTAGGTACCCTTTGGAATGATGGGTTCATTGTGTTAAAATTCATTTTAAATAAATTCTCCTATTTGTTCAATTATAGCCTCTAACCCATCTTTTAGATATTCAGGAATATCTTTGTGCTCAAGAAGTCTAACAGCTTCATCATAAACTACTTCTATTGATTCTTGACGGTCTGATATATGCATCTCATATAAAAAACGCTCTTGTGATGGAAGTAGTTGCACGTCTTTTTCAATGTCTTGAATACGTCCGCACATTATTTTTCCTCCTTATTTTTTTGTCTTAGCCAAGAAATAACTTTGATCGGGTGGTTTTCAAGTTCTTTTCCTTCAGAAATAAGATGATTAATTGCTGCTGAAAGATATGCGTATTTGCGTAGTATCGTCATTGGAGCAGGATTTTTTATTTTTCCTGTATTGTTTTTTCGTGACCCTCCCCTGCTAATCTTAGTTTTCAGGAGCTCCTTTGCAAGCATAAGAAACTGATCATATGAAATATTTCCAATATATGTATTTTTATACTTATCAAAATACATGACTGATTCTTTATATACTCTTGACGTATCACCATACTTCATTGCTAGAATATCTTGGATTGTGTACATGTCTCCTGCTCTAGGTTCAAAGTCATTGAGCTCCTTAAGAAGCATCTCTTTGTATTTTCCCCAGATAAAAGCCGTTTCATAATCTCGAAACGTCCTGCATATATCCCTGTGTCCCTTTACTCGAACCGCAACACGGAACCCTTCTCCACGTTGACCAGTATTTTTTGATATCGAAGCCATGTTCTTCTAACAACCTTGTTTTAAGTAATAAGTAGGCGGCGTCCTCCACTGAAAGAGACCCAAAAATTGGGACACCCATTTCTTTTAGCTTTTCGAGCTGGTGAGCAAAAGCAGGTATTATGAGTGTCTGAGATTTATCATATAGATCATGCCGACTACATTCATAAGTGACTTGTTCTATGCTTAATTTGTGACGATCAACTGCGCTAGTTAAACGCTCCCCATCAGAAAACTCAAACTCAGGCTCTATATCTGCTCCACCAAGCATATTGAATGAACAAATATTGTGAATCTCGTCGGATAAATCATAAACGTAGCAGGCTGATTTGTTCTTAAATGGTCTTACTCCACGGCCGATCATTTGACAGTACAGAGTCTTGGATTTCGTTGGCCTTGCCAGGATAAGTGATTCAATGCTTGGCTCGTCAAAACCCTCTGTAAGAAGCTGGCAGTTGCAAAGGACTTCAATCTCTCCAGACCTAAACTGCTGGATTATTTCCCTTCTCCTCTTTTTCCCCATACCACCATAGATGTACTCGGATTTTATCCCGTGTTTTTGGAATTGATCGGCCATCGTTCTTGAATGGTCCACATTTAGGCAAAATACAAGAGTCTTTTTTCCAGAACATTGGTTTAAATATACGTCTAATATTATTTCGTTTCTTGCATCAACGTCTAATTCTATTAGGACTGAAGGGGCAAGGTCGCCAGCCTGATATTTCATTTCGTTGATTTTATGACTGGTCTTTATCTTATAGCACTCTATATCAACAAGATGACCTTTTTTTATCAGGTCGACTAATGTCGACGCATAGGTAAGTTCTTCATACACATCAAGCAGAGATTTTCCGTCAAGGCGCTCCGGAGTAGCAGTAAGACCTAAAACCTTAACACCTTTAGCAACAAAGTGATCAATAATAGCCTTTAGGCTCTTTGCTTGTGATCTGTGAGCTTCATCAATAATCAACACCTTTGGATTAAAGTTGTCTAGTTCACCTCTCTTCATTGCAAAGGTCGCTGCCTGGCCGGTCATTACCAAATATTGCTTGTCTTTCGGCCAATATGATCTCCTTTTAATGTAAACATTGGATTCTCCAACAACATTTTGTCCGGTCTCCTCAATCTGTTCGAGAAGCTCCCTAGTTGGAGCAATAATCAAAGCCCGCTCGTTCATTTCTCGTAGAACGTGCCACAAAACAACAGTCTTGCCAGAACCAGTTGGGAGCTGTACTAACTGGCTGTTTAGATCATCGAATTTTTTTAAGATCGTATCAACACAGGCTTTTTGATAATCTCTAAGTATCATGATTGGCTTTTCACTTCTTTGATTATCCAGTATCCGATGCCTTCCTTTGCGTATGATGATAGGTCGATACCTTTATCTTCACATGCCTTTTTGTAGTCTATCGATGATCTGCCGCCTGACCGCGTTAGCTTTAGGTTTCCGATGATACAGTTGCCATCGTCCGTAAACTCGAATAAACGCCGTCTAAGCTCGTCTTCTCTCTTTTTGGTGTCCTTCTTCATCGAAAGGATATCTTTCAGCTGGTCGGCCAGCAAAACGGCCTGAGCGTTATCTATGACAATGTGAGATCCTTCAGGACAAACATCTGCAAGAACGTGGTCATTCCAAAAGCTGACCACACCTGGGATCAAAATATTATTGATGAAGTCCTCGTCACGCTCGATGCGGGTGAAGGCCAGTTCATCGTTTTTATAAATAACAAAATAGCACAGCTTAGCAGTTTCACAAGTTGATAACTGGTGTTGGCACTGCACCCAGTAATCTTTGTAAAGATTCTTTATAGTCTCAATATCGTCGCATAGTGCTGCATCGAACAAGCCCTTAATGTTTGAGCATTTTATTTCGCAAATGGCTGTCCTGCAGGTGCTTACACCGTCGAATGAGCTTCGGATCATTGGATAGTTGTCATTTTCAGCGCACAAAGGAGTAAACGACTCCCCTATAATATCTTCGAACTTTTCCCTCGCAATATCTTCGTTATCTATTCCGCGTTGCATTGCTTCTGTGACTTGCATTGGGAATGCTCGGCCGCTTTTCTCATTAAAGACGTCAATCGCGGATCCGTACTTTGAGAGCCCTAAAACCTTAGCACTCTCTGACGCGCCGACTCCTTTAGATCGGAACTCATGCCATTTTTTCGAACGTTGTTGGCCTTCCCATATTCTCATTTCATTCCCTTGGTTAGCAAATCAACGAACATAACGTAAAGTTGATCAATTCTAGATATTTGAGCGCTTAGTTGAGCGTCCATCCTTTCAACGTCAGAATGGTTCCTTGAGCTTATCCATGTTAGGACAGTTCCTACAGAGATTATTGCTAAAATAATTGCCAGTGTCTGTGCCCAGTTCACTATTTTTTCTCCTGTTTTTCAGCATCTTCAATGAGTTTCTTCACTGCGGAAACTACGTCGTCAAAGTCCTTCTCAAGGATGTTGCTAAGTGACTTGTATCTTGTAAGCATTCTTTTTCTAATGCTTGCGTATCCGTTGATCGAAGTCTCCAACTGCTGTACCTGCATCTCAGATATCTTTGGGTCACCTGTTTTCTTGGCGTCCATTACGCTAGATTGGAAATTATCTATGTCGAGGTCGTCTGTAGCGATCTGGAAGGTTTTAGTTAGGTAATACCGATTAGCGTAAGAAATCAGGCCACCTATTTTCTTAGGGTCCCCAGGCTCGCATTGTAAATACATTGTTTTCTCAATACGCTCTTCAGGATTGTCGCAATTAATCCATACGAAAGTAAACCCGATGTTTAACACGTTTTCAGAAATCTCAGGTTTCATCATATCGACCTCTAAGAATAATCCGATTTCGTCCATCTTTGGACGGATAGCCGACAATACCTGGCTTTCTTTCACATATTGATAGCGATGCCCTGTAGCCTCTTTCTTCAGATACTGCACTTCTTTTCTGACGAGAAGCAGCTTTTGGTAGATGTTTAGTGGTTTTTTCTCAGTCATTTTTCTTTTCCTTTTTAATTTTATCAAATCTTTCTTCTTTTCCAAAAGTCAGGCGATCTTTTTCTTTAACCTTACACCCACATGATAATAATTGATGTCGGCAGGTTGGACATTCTTCCCAATCACAGCCGCGTATATGAATGGATCCATAAGGAACACCGCAGTCATAACAATCATCTTCCATCTTATTTCACCTTTTTAACCGTGTGTTTCATTTGTTTTAGGACTCTAAAGCCTAGTCGTTGTCCGCCCCGGACCGCAAGGTCAACAGCGTCTTCTTGGCTCGGTGCTTTTGCGTAGCTTGTATACGCTGGGCTTGCGAATGTTATTTTATATTTCTTCACTTCTCATCACCTATAACGATATCATCTTTCTCGAACACGGCTGCATGAGCATCATCAGACTTTTGTTTTGTCAATATCATATCAAGTAAATCAATGACTTGTACTATCATCTCTCTATTTCGCTCGATTCTTTTGCTTACAAGATAATCTTTAAATACCGTCATAATCACCCATGCCGGTACGAAAATCATTAAAAACATGTTCATTTTGAAACCTCTATAAATTTAAAGTCTTTGGGTAGCCCTATATCGCTACAGAAACCACCTTTGTGTGCACGCTCTATCTCATGCTCGTCAGCTAAATCCATAGCATACAGGGGGTCAGTATCTTCTAATACTTTAAGCATTCCGCGTGCTCTTTGTCCCTGATCTACGAAGATGCTATTCCTTCCAGAGCCGATGGTGTGGTAGATCTTTGAGTCTGCGTAGTACTGAACCGTTTTTGTTAAAGCTTCGATTATTCCGTCTTGATCTTCGATTATTTTGTCTTGAGCATCAAGCTGCTCTATATAGTCGTCCATATCTTCCTCTCTCTCTTTGTATATGTGATCTAGCAGTTGATCGGTTTGGTTTTCGTAAGCTGTGTCTATGCAGTGCATGTTGGTCTCCTTGTTTGTGTTACGCATATAACCTTAGCATAGCGGTGAAAACCGTGCAACAAAAAAGATGACAATAAACACCGACCCGTGGTAATTTAGACCTAAACAACAGAAAAACAACGGTTTTGGAGGATAGAATGCTGTCAGGAAAAGTAACACATCGTATGAGCATCACTTTAGACGAAGTCGAAAGAGCGTCAATAGAGTTGATAGCTGAACACTATGAGACATCCAAGTGTGAAATCATCAAACACGCTCTGCATGAGACGTTTAAGAAAGAAATAAGCCAGTTCAGAAACACAAAAGCGATTGAATTTTTTGGCGACGAGAAGTGATTAGCTAAAATTTAATGGTCGCCGATGTAAGAGAGGGGGTGCTTTTCTTGGCACTGGCTTTCCTCAATTGTGAGAAGCCTCCTGTAGGCATCCCTGACGCATTTAATGACTTGCGTCTCAAGAGGGCTCTTGCAAAGCCTCTGATCAACACAGTTCGTTAAAGACTCCACCTGCCAACGTAGCCACTGAGCTTTCTCTGTAGACGCACCGTGCTGGATTGGAGTGAACGTATCTTCGATCGGCTGCATAACGTCTCCTCTGTTAATGACACTTTACCACATCACTAATTAGTAAGAACTCACACTTTTAGGCATCACTCATGAGCTGCTTCCAAAGCTCACGCTTCCATGATGTTATTTTACCTTTTAGATGATTAACACCGCTGTCCCATTCGTCACCAGTCCACCACACCATGCCCTCCTTACCTAAAGAGTCTCTTGCAACCACCAGGTCAAAGGCATTAGGCTTTATGCTGTCAGCGTCTTGCCATTCGCCAAAAGCAGCAAGCTTTGGGCTACTACGTTTCTTTTTTAAAAAATTACCCATCTCAAATACCTACAGCTTAGACAAAAAAACCCCGCTAGGAGAACCAAGAGAATTCTAGCAGGGGAAGAGGAAAATGAAAAAACCTCTTCTACTTTAGAATAGACTTGCACACACTTGATTTCCACCTATTTCAAGTCTTTAAAATTTAAGAACTTGCAAGATATTGCAGATTTTTTCGGCTTTTACCCTTGGATATTACCGATCGATCGTAGTACAGTCGAACTGTTTAAAAAGAAAAAAGCCACAGATCTCAAGTCCGTGGCTTTTTGGGAGATCTCAGTGACTTGAGATCGTCTTGAGTTTAACAACTCACCCCTTTCAAGGGAAACAAGATCTCCAAAACAACATTTTTACCAACCCTTTTGGAGAATTTCCCTTGAAAGAACGAATAGCTTACATTATTCACCATTTTCTTGGTAGCTCCAATCATTCTTTGAGGAGCGAAATTTATGACATATGCCTTTGAATCACCAAACTACACACAAGTACCAAATATTATTATTGACAAGTTCATGGCTGAATTGTCCCTACCTCAATTTAAGTGTATGATGCTTATTATACGCGAGACAATGGGATACCATCGATGCGAAGCACATATATCAATAAATGACTTTATTGAAAGAACTGGTTTATCCAATCGTTGCATAATAAAAACACAAAGAGAATTGGAGAATAAGAAACTAGTCGAAATAACACGTTTCGATGACAAAAATACCGCGTCGAAATTCAAGATAAACATCAAAATAACCCACAAGAAAAGCGATGATAAACCTAGTAAAGGTAGTGAACCAAAGTCACATCGCGATGTGAACCAAAGTCACATCGGTAGGGAACCAAAGTCACATCGTACCCTAGAGCCTAAAGAAAGATTAAAGAAAGAGAAAGAAAATACCCCCCTACCCCCAAAGGGGGCACGCACACAAAAAAAACCTCCTTTCATAAACAAGCCTTCACAAAACACAAAACAGATCAGAGAGCAGGTTCACCTCACAGATGAACAACATGAAGAGCTCAAGAGCAAGATCCAAAACGACCAACTTGAAGTGATGTTCGACATGCTAGACAGAAAGCATGAGGAAATAGAACAGGGCCTTACACAGAGGCGTAAGAAGCCATACACAATACGAGTGTTTGATAGGACGTCATGGCTATCGCAAGAGGCAAAGAAGTTTCTGCGGCAAGAAGAATGGGGAAACAACAAGAAAATAAATGATGAAAACACAGAAGGATGGATTTTATGAGCAGCGAATACAGTGAGTATGTGAACTTATGCAGAAAAGGAATTGATGAGGAAGGTGAGAAGTGGCTCGCTACCAGGGGACTGTCAACAGAAACAGCACGTAAGTGCCGAGTGTCAAACGATGGCCCGTTGATTCTCTTTCCCGTAGGTTATCAAGAGCCAATGCCGATACGCTTTAAGGTGATACATGCAGAAACCAAGAAACAGTTTTTTAGCAACAAGTCACCGATGCACGAAGATGAAGACTGTACAATGCCTTTTTTCAACCAGCAGGATTTCAAAGATAATAGCTACATCATCATCACCGAGGGAGAGTGGGATTGTATGTCGTGGATTGAGCTAGGATATGAAAACGTTGTAAGTCTTCCGAATGGTATCAATTGCTCGAAAAGCGCCTTTAGAAATTGGTTCAAGTGGATCAACTCATACGATAAAATCTTCTTAAGCTTTGATAACGATGACGCAAGCAGACCTGTGACGGAAGAAGTAAAAGAACTGCTGCCAAAGATGAAATGGAGAGTTATTCACACTCCGCACAAGGATATTAATGATTGTTTGAAGGCTGGCATAACAAAAGATGAGGCGGAAGACCTTATCTCTAACGCAGAGAGGTACCACCCACCTGGTGTTGTGCATGCTGGAACCATTCCAATTGACGATATTCTTAAGTCAACCCCGAAGGGTATGTTAACTCACTTCCCTCTGTTTGATAAGATTTTAGGAGGTCTTCGCTCTGGAGAGGTCACTTGCGTAATTGGAGATACGGGAACCGGTAAAACAACGTTCGGAGCGCAGCTTATAAATAATATATTGAACGATGGTAGATGTTGTTACATGTCCAGTCAAGAGATGTCAAAAGAAAGGCTCTTGAAAAAGTCGTTTAGCATGGCTCTGCAAAAAACAATTTTTGACGAGGGCACTGTTCTTTCAGATGGTGAAAAGGAGTATCTTAATAAATGGTATAAAAAGATGCCGCTGTATGTAGACCCAGATGGCGCAAATATGAACGTCGATAACATAGTAGAAAATATTACTTTTGCAGCGACAGCATATAATGCGAAACTGTTTTTAATCGAAGATCTTGGGTTTCTGAAGTCAACAGCAAAACAGAGAGACTCAACAGAAGATTATGAGTACGTAATTAAAAAGATGCACTCCCTTGCAGTGACGTTGAATGTTCATATTCTTTTGGTATGCCATGTCAAGCAGGTCGATGATGATAAAGGTGAGGTTGGAATGAGCCACATTAAGGGCTCTAGCGCTATAAAACAATACGCTGACAACGTCGTCGCCATAAGAAAAATGGATAGGGGAAACGATGATGAAAAGTTCAATGGTATAGTCAAGGTGTCAATCAAGAAAAATAGAGCCCTTGGTAGAGAGGGATACGTTTTTTTTCATTACGATGTTGATAAGAGTCGTTATATAGAGAAAATTTTCAGGGGGTAGTATGAAGCTTTTAAAAGACTTGCTTTCCAAAGCAATGGATGAACTGCATGAAAACATGAAAAACCGCTTGATTGATATACAACAAGCCGATATGATCGTATCAGAAACAAGCAAAGGTAACAGAAATGACAGGACCAAAAGCGATAATCTCCAGTGAGTTGGATACAGCGATCACCTGCATACTAATAGATATTTCGACAATAAGAGAGCAGCTAATCATGGCTTCTAAAGGAAATAAAGCTCAGGCACAGAGGGCGAGAGTCCTAAGCTTGGAAATAGCAAAGCTAATGAGAGAATTTAGAAAGCTCTCAGTGAGAGAGCTCGACATAAACCAGAAAACATAAGGATAGAAAAATGAAAATGAAAAAAGAAGAAATGCAGAGAAAAATGCAAACACTAGAGAACCTCAACGATGTGTCAGACACGTTCTTGTTAGAAGCTTGGCCGCTACTTGGAAACTTTGTAGTCAGGACGCTGGAAAATGGTTTCAACCCGTTCTTTGAAGATTGGTTTGATGTTAACGACGTAGAGATTGTGGTTTCGAGTAAAGTTAGGGACTTTATCAGGCACTACGCAGAACAGCTTGACGATGTTTGCGATCCCGATGAAGAAAGCGATGAAGACAGACTCAATTCCGATATTTCAGAACACATCGAAGCGTTGAAGAAGGTTTTTAGTGAGATGACCCCAAGAAACGATGTTTAACGCCCGCTGTGAGGAGATCGTTGCTCAAACGGTAAATGATACCACTAACACAGAGAAACGCCAACACGGGCCATCTATGACGTCGTGGAGACTTTCTACACGCATAGCTATAGACCCCGATGGAACGCGATGGCTGGAAATAGCCACAGCTCCAAACTGGACAGAATACCTAAGGATTGAAAAATAATACGGTCAGGCTGGCAAAACTATAGTTCCCTACTAGTTAGCTTGCGCTCGCCAGCTTGACCACTTTTGAGGAAAAGGTGATTACATGGAAGAATTGAAAATCCTAGATAGAATAGCAAAAACCGTTAAAAAAAGTGTTAGGGTTAGAAAAGAAGGACTTAATCAATATCCACACATCGACGGTCAAGTCAGGCGTGTCTTGCAGACTTGGTACAATGAGTCCATGGACAGCTTGTTAGAATCCTCACACAGTATGGAATTACTTTTTAGTGAAGTCACAATAGACGTACAGAACGACACTGAATGCGCATCGCCTCTATCAATGCCAATAATCTATTACGTAGCATCATTTGATGTCACAGGACCAAGAGAGTTTGTAGAAAAAATAAGAAATGGAGCAGAAAAACAATGAATACAATTCAAATTTGCGGCTATATGACGAGAGATTGCGAAACACGCGCAACACAACAAGGCCTTAAGGTCACGACAATCTCTGTCGCTGACAACGTCAGACAAAAAGGCGAAGACACCGTCATCTACTGGCGTTGCACTATCTTCGGCGATAACTTCGATAAAATGCTTTCGTACCTGAAGAAAGGAAGTGCTGTTGTTATCGATGGAGAGATGCAGCCCCCCTCGCTATACGACAAGAAAGACGGATCAGGTAAAGGCATGTCAATGGGTGTCACAGTTCGTAACGTAAGATTCTCACCATTTAAGCAAAAGACCGATGAACAAAATCAAACACAGGCCCCACAACAGCAGCAGACCCAACAACAACAACCACAACAACAATATCAACCACAGGCTTATCAACAAAATGATGGGGTCCCTTTTTAGAAATTAATTAAGAAGAAGGGGCAGCCTCTTAGCTGCCCCATATTACTAGTCGATGGGCTCAATTCCCATTAACTGTTATCTGCATCGTAGTCCTCTATAATTTTCCAAAAATAATAAAAAATCGCTATCAATTGTATCATCCAAAGGAATCTCATGACTCTTGTTCATCATCCTCGTCTTTTTCAGGCTGTATGCTGTAGTACCAAGCCTCTATGTCAAAACCAGGGGGCCTCTTCGGGTGCTTCCCCTCATAATCAGCTAAACACTCTGAACAAATGTTGCTAGTGTCGTCCTTAGGGTTTTCCTCACATTCGCTCTTGTCAAAATAGTTCTCGCAAAAATCACATCTAAACATTGTACACCTGCTTTAACTCCTGGTTGGTTTCTTATGGTTACTATCGTAACACCTTCCCAGCTTTAGCACAACATAAAAGATCACACATACAGAAAAACTTGCCCTCACACACGCAAAATGCTACATTAAAATTTAGTCAATCTTAACCAAGGGAAAATAATGAAAAATCTAATACTACTAGCTGTCATCGCTATAACTTGCACAGCCTGCACTGGTCACCTAGGTTACAATTTCGGTGCGTCTGTTGATGCCGCATGCGTTGATAAACAAATTGAAGTCGACGCGGGCTTCTCAGGAAAATACAGCCTGGGCCTAGAACTCTTCGACTGTAAAGCATAGGGGAAAGTATGGCTGCGCCTAAAGGGAATCAATTTGGCTATGGGAATCACAATACCGGTCGTCCTCGTACATGGACTAAGGAAGTTGTAGATGCCGAAGCTGAGATATTCATTGAGTGGGCTAAGCTTCCAGACTCTGTAATCCTAAGAGAATTTGCAGGGCTTAGAGGATACGGACACAAACAGCTATATAAGTGGATCGATCCTGAAGATCCAACTTTTAATGATGAGTTTTTACACGCTTTCAACTTTGCAAAGACCGTTATAGGGGCTAGACGAGAAAGAGTTGACTTTTCGAAGAGCACACAAAGAGATCTTGGGATGCACTTTGACGAGCTCGATGCATACGAAAGAGAGCGCGAGGAATTCAAGTCTAAGCTAAGGCAGAAAGAAGCAGAAATCCAAGCGCTTACAGGCGCTGAAGTAGTGAAACTGGCGGAAAGCGGGAAGCTGTCACAAAAATGATTAATGATAAAATCTGGCGTCTCAACAATCTCTACCGGATCGTAGATAAGTCAGGTTCTTCGATACCTTTCAGGCTGAACGCGGTCCAGGCTGTAGTCGCACTAGACAAACATAAGCGCAAGCTAATTCTGAAAGCCCGTCAGCTAGGGATGTCTACGTTCGCCGTTATCGATCTTCTCGATGATGTACTTTTCAACGAAAACTTAGCTGCCGGTATCGTCTCTTACTCACTTGAACACGCGCAGCACATTTACAAGCGCATCATCGGCCACGCTCTAGAGACTATGCTACCGGAGCTCAAGCCTCTGGTTGGCATCGTTAGTCAGTCAGCGCGTGAGATCAGCTTTAAGAACGGCTCTTTTCTTCGGGTTGATACATCTTTGCGCGGTGGTTCGTACCAGTCAATTCTGGTGTCTGAATTCGGTAAGACTTGCGCTCGCTCACCTCAAAAGGCGGAAGAAGTGATCACAGGGACGCTGCAGACGGTGCCAATTAGCGGGAAAGTGGTTATTGAGAGCACCGGTGAAGGAAACAGTGGATATTTTTCAGAAATGTGCCATAAAGCAAACATTCGCGGAAATGATAACCTAGGGGAATTGGAGTATAGAATGCTATTTTTCCCGTGGTATACAGAGATTTCATATGATCTGAGAAGGGTTGTTAGCGAATAAACTGGCGAGTATGTATGATAATCCCAAATGGAGGTTATTGTACATGATATACAAAAAGTGTGACAGTTGTGAAAAGCAAGTAAGTTATAAAAGTAAGATCTGCATGGGGTGCAGGAAAAAGAATGCAGCGATACGGAAACTACCAGCACCCTGTAATCAGTGTGGAGAAAGCAGGGTCCTGCTAGGGAAAAAGAGAATATGTCAGAAATGTACACACCTAAACTATTATGCTGCAAATAGGGAAATGGTATGTGAAAAAACCTTAGCTTACTCAAGAGCCAAGATTAGAACGCGAAGGGGTCTTCCTCTTGATCATCCTAGATTAATTGCGGAATTTGGGGAAGGTCACACCTGTAAACGAACAGGGTATAGATACCTAAACAAGAAAGGTCATCCAAATGCAAAGGACGTGAACGTGGAAAAGTGTCGGTGGAGAATTGCCGAGCACACGTTTGTCATGAGCGAGCATTTAGGGCGACCACTAAAAGATGGAGAATCAGTACACCACAAGAACAGTATAAGAAGCGATAACAGGATAGAGAATCTTGAGCTATGGTGTAAGGGTCAACCGAACGGGGGGCGAGTGGACGACAAAATAAAATGGGCTATTGAATTTCTGACAGAGTACGGGTACACAGTATCGTGAATAAGATAACAATCAGCATAGAACAGACGGACTACTTCGACGCTCTGGAAAAGAGCGAGGGGGTAACGCTTTCTATTGGTCAACGTGAGTGGTACTGTCACCAGCAATCAATACTTGGTGACAAAGTACGCCAGGAGTTTCCTTCAACTGTAAGCGAAGCGTTTTTAAGCAGCTCTGACGCTTATTACTACGCACAGTACATAGAAGATGCTTATCAGTCCAACCGATGCTTGCATACTAGCTTATATGACGCCCTGCTGCCTGTATATGTTGCGATGGATATCGGGGTTAATGACTTGACCGTAATGATCTTCTTTCAGATGACACACGGAGAGATCCGGGTCATCGACTACTACGAAGACAAGAACAAGGGCGTCGACTTTTACGCGAAGTTTCTTCTACAAGATAAGAAGTATCACTATAATACCATCTACTTACCTCATGATTCGACGCAGCGCAGCAATTTAGACTGTGGCAACACGTATGAACGCGACTTCCGTCGACTGTTTTCTGGTGTAGACACGAAGTTTCAAGTGCTAGAGAGATCAGACTTAAACCTTGGCATATCACACGCAAAGCTAAAGTTTGAGCGGTGTGTATTTGCTATCAATAGGGTAAAGCCCTTGTTAGATCATCTTGGTAAGTACAGGAAGAAATGGCACGAAGGCACTGGTCGCTACTTAGACGTGCCCCTTCATGATATTCACTCTAACTATGCCGATGCCTACCGTTATATGTGCCAGGCTGTTACTAAGATAGAGACTGTATCAAATATGGGCGGAGCGATGGAGAGGCATAGAAAAGCGGTTGATATGCGGCGAACAACCATCTAGAGTAAGTAAAACTTGAAACATACTTACGATAAAATCTTAATCTGGTATAAATAGACTTACTACTGGTGTATGCATGCTAAACGACTATGAGACAAAGCAGGAAATCCAAGAAAACTACCGATATGCCCATGACTTTTGGGCACCTTTCGTAGAGGATGCTAAGGTATATGGGCTTGCGCAATCGGGCTACACTTGGCACTCAAAAGAGCGCGAGAAGCTAGTAAAAGACGGTCGAGAGCCTTTAGAATTCAATATCATGCGTCGCCCTTTGCAGTTTTACTCTGGCTATCTTCGTGATAACGTCAACTCGATCGTTATTGCTCCCATGGAGGGTAGCGACCAAAAAACAGCAGACCAGTTGACGGCTGTCAGTTCTTATATATGGGACAAGGCAGAGGGCTTCCCTGTCTTTCTTGATTCGTGTGACGAATGTTTCAAGGCTGGCATTAGTCTTACCGGTCTTCGGATGGACTTCACCAAGGATTTTATTAATGGTGACATTGCTTTCTATAAGCGTACATATAACAGCTTCTATCTAGACCCGACTTTCGAGAACATTAACTTAAGCGACTGTTCTTTTGCTATAATGCGTGATCTAATCAACAAGGAGTCTGCGAAAGCGCTTTTGCCTTTCGTGCCACAAGAAGCCATCGATGAAATCCAGGGTGGTTTCCGCGATGAGAAGTTCATGAGTTACCATCCTCAGTTTACATCTTTTAGCCGCAATCGCAACTTGATGGCATACGATCAGTACTACAAGCGTACGACTAGAAACCGTAAGATGCTGATTGACCAAAGAACGGGTTTTTACAAAGACATTACCGATGAAAGCGAAGAGAACGTATCGAAGCTAGAGCGCGGAATACACCGCTTTGAGCAATTAAGGCGCGATGCTGACGACATTGGTGTAAAACAGGATGACATTCCAAGCGTTGAGATTAAGACTGTTGAACGTCCTTATATCGAGCTAAACGTACTGCTCAACGGTGAGCATGTTTATTCTGGCGACGACAGGACAGGGATTACCGAAGTTTTCCCATTTGTTCCGAACATTTGCTACTTTGAGCCGTCAATCTGGATGCCATCGCAACGACTTCAGGGCATTTCATCGACACAATGGAGTATGCAGCGGCAGTTCAACAAGCGTCACATGAAGATCATCGACATGATGGATTCGACCATATCGACAGGCTTTAAATACATCTTAGGTACGGTGCCGGATCCACAAGAGATGCAGCAGTCAGGACAGAACAAGCTTATTGGAGTATCACCAGAGGATAACCCGCTTGGTTTAGGTGCTGTTGAGCAGTTGCAAGGCGGCGGTGCTAATCCTGCTCTGCTAGAGTACCAGAAAGTACTTGATGATCTCTCCCTAACTTTGGCAAACATCACCGAATCGGTGCTTGGCATTGACGAGAAGGGTAACACGCAAGTTAGCGGACGACTGGCGCAAGTCAGGATAGCTCAGGGTCTACGCTCAAACCGTAAGATCTTCGACAATATCGAAACAGCACAGCAAGTTTTGGGTGGTCTTGTTCTTCAGGCTATTCAGAAGAACTACCCGCCTGAAAAAATTGAACGTATCCTCAACGAGGAGCCAACAGAGCAGTTTTACGAAAAAGACTTTGAGCAATATGATGCGGTTATCAAAGAAGGAGTTCGATCCAAGTCACAAAAAGATGCCTACTACTATGAGCTTATCAACCTTAAGCGTGATGGTATTGTTGACGTGCCGCAAGCTGAAATCGTTCGTGCTCTCCAAATGTCGGGCCTTTCCGATCTTGAGGAAGCCATCGAAGAACAAGAGCAAAAAGCAGCAGAGCAGCAAGCTAAGATTGACGAGCAAGAGCAAATGGTTCTTAAGCTAGAGGCTTCCAAGATCGAAAGCAATCTCTCATTATCAAAAGAAAGATCTGCTAGGATATTAGCGGACATAGGCCTCGCAGAGGAAAGACACAGCGAGGCGAGTTCCAATAGGGCTGATGCAGTATTAGCACGTGCTAAAGCAATGACTGAAATTTCAGCATTGAATGAAGATCGCATATTGAAAGTTCTTGCACTATTGAATCAGTTTCAAGAAGAAGAAACAGCAGCACAAGAGGCTGTTTCTGATAAATCTAAGGAATTAGCAGGGGCTATTGATCAGTCTGTTGATCAGGCTGCACAGTCTTTACAGCCTTCTCAATCTCCTCAGCAAAGCTCTTCTCTCGAAGGTAATTCTTCGTCTTTGGGAGGTGGCCAGTGAGTTTAACAACTTCTAAGCTTTTCTCTAAAGATAGGTCATACTTCTTGGAGGCAGAATGCAAGCGTCTATGACAACTAAGACAAAGAATGACAAGGTTCTCCATCACGTTGTTCTTCCTATCTCCATCAACGTGGTGAACCTCAAAACGAATATTATCTCTATGACAAGCAATACACTTGTTTGGAAGTTCTTCAAGAGCATTTCTTGCGTAAAGTTTGTCCCCGTTTTTATAGTTAGGATTGTCTTTTCCTCTTTGCTTACCCTTAAGCCTCTCGCTATTCTCACGCGCAAGCCTCTCATACTTACATTTCAGGCTACAATTAGTTCGATACTTAGCAACGCTAGGCGGAAAGTAAGCTGTCTTACCGCAGTTTTTGCAGATTATAGGAACCAGATCACGAGTATTCCAATCGTGGAAACATCTACGACAGCAAAATATTCTAGCATTGGACCCGTGACAGTTGTTAAAAGTTTTTTTACAAGATTTACAGTTAGAAATAACTTTGGGAAGCCTGTTTTTTTGACCACAACTGATACAACAAAATCTTTTTCTTGTATCGTAGGTCTTAAAAGGTTTTTTACAGTATTCGCAGATTTTATCCATACTTGGATGATAACGCGCTTGACCATTAATGGTCAAGCGAAACAAGAAGGAGATATTTTATGAAAGATATGAAAGGTAAGGGCTCAATGAGTTCACCTAAGGGTTACGGGAGCACTCGCTCAAATCCGTTGCCTGAACCTAAAATGACAAAACCTACATCGGGTTCACCGTTGGCATCACCTGCTAACAGCGACCAGTCTAAGGTTCGTAGCCTTAGAGCTAAAGCATACACAGAGCGTGATTCGCTTCGTGGAACTAACGGCATCTAATGCAAGTAGTAGAGAGGTAAATGGGCGGTTTGAATACAACAGACGAGTTAATCGAAGGCGCGGCTTCGTTAAAAACGGAAATTAACAAGATTGTTGAAGATGCTGTGAACAGCGTGACACTAAGGGAGAATTATTTTCTTGTAATGCACGCAAAGTTTGACCCATCAGACCCATCTGTATTTGTTGTAAGCCAACTATTAGCTTGCTTAAAGTTACCACCATTCACTAGTAACTCGATGGTTTTCTTGGTTAGTCCCACGAAAGGTATCGTAGAACTATTATGGATGGTACCGGCCAAGTTACCGGGTGAGAAGATCACCCCACAATTTAATGAAAAAGGTGTCGCTTACCTACAAGCAAAAGGCGCTATGCCATCTTAAGAGGCTATCTTAAGTTTTTAAATACGGAGTTAACATGGAATATCAGGAAACCGTAACCCCTGAACAAGAAGTTAATGTTGATGAGGCCAATGAGTCTTCAGCGGAACAACCACAAAAAGCTCAAGAAGTAGTGCAAGAAGAGGATACGCAAGTACCTTTACACGCATTACAGAAAGAGAGGCGTAAAAGGCAAGAAATCGAACAAGAGTTAAAGCTCTTTAGGGAGCAGCAATTAAAACCTGCTGAACCTGACGAAAGCCGCTACGAATCTGCAACGAAAGAAGATCTTGGTAAAGCTAAATCATCGTTAAAGCGTGAAATACAAGAAGAAAATTGGGCGCGTGATAATCCTGACAGATACAGGAAGATCAACGACGACTTACCGGAATTTTTAAAACTAAGACCCAATCTAGCTTCGGCTATTGAGGCGTCTACGAATAGATACGAGGAAGCTTGGACGTTAATGAATGCATTATCACCTAAGCAACAACAGCAAAACTTGCAAAAGCCTAAGCCACAGGCACCGGGATCACCTTCAGGCATCCCAAAGGCAGCAGCAATGAGCGAAAACGTTGATCTGATGAACATGTCAGATTCCGACTTCAATTCGTGGAGGCAGCAAAGACGGGGGCGAAGATAGGTCTTCTAATAAAGGAAGTTACCTATGGCTAACGCTGTTACAACCACATCAGGCTATGGATCAATGGCTGAAAGCTGGGCACACCGTGCTTTGCTTCAGCGATCTAAGCCGAATAACGTGCATAACCTTTTTGGTAGCGCGTTTGCACTCCCGCAAAAATCTACTGACACGATGGTTTTTCGTCGTCAAGAGAACTTAAATTCTGACCCTGTTGTACTGCCTGAAGATGCAGATCCAGCACCGGAGCAGATCCTAAAATTCGACGTTTCCGTTACTCCACAAGAATTCGGGAAAGTCGTTCTTTTATCCCGCAAGGTTCTCCTTGTTGTTGAGGATGATACCGCCAATGGCACAGCCGACAACCTAAGTCAGTGCATGCACACTATGCTTGACAAGGTGACTCGCGACGTTTGGGCTTCTTCAGTTGCTCAGATTTCTTGCTTGAATGGTGTCAACGGTAATGCAATCACTGAATTGACTCAGATTGACGTCAACCGTGCGATTGCTTATCTAGACGAGAACGACACAGAGAAAATGACCCCAACGGTCGATGGCTCTAGTCGTTTTGGAACCGGACCTGTTGAAGCAGGATTCTGGGTCACTTCTCATGTGAAACTTAAGCCCGACATTCGTGCTCTTGACGCTTTTACTCCAACATCACAGTATGGCGCACAAGAAACCGTTTTAAAGACTGAGTTTGGTTCAACTGACGAAGCTCGTTGGGTAACATCGACTCTAGTCAATGTTTCTACCGACTCACCGCCACAGTATAGCAACACATTTGTAGGCGCTAACGCTTACGGTTATGTTTCTATCGACCAGATGGCAACAGAAATGATCCTAAAGCCCCTAGGCTGGAACGATTATTTAAACCGCTTTCAATCAATGGGTTTCACTGCGTTCTTTAACGCTGCGATCCTTGATGACAGCCATATCGTAACGCTTTTATCTACAAAAGCTTTAGCCTAAGGAGTTTATAATATGTCAAATCTACAACTAGGCGCATCAAGATCGGAAGGTTTCCAACTTGTTTCAGGTGGTGCAGCTTATCCACTACAATTTAGCTGGCAGCCTGACATGGTTGTTGTTAATAACCTAACAGACTGGGCTGGAACAGCCGGTGGTCTACCCCGTTCATTTTGGTTTCGCGATCAAATGACTGATGTCCATGCATTCCAACAGCAAGTAATTGATAGCTCCGCTGGTGCTAGCTTTAACTTCTTGGACACTGCTACTAATGGTTTCACGCTTGCTGATACAAATGGTGGTTCTACAGACTATTCTAGTCTGATTTCTGCTGTGACTGCTGCTGATCCTTGTGTGATCACTACTACCGCCGCTCATGGCCTACAAAGTGAGCAGTTGGTACGAATCACAGACCTAGGCTCTGATATGCCAACAGCGCGTGGTATGGACGAGATTAATAACAACCGATACAGGATCACCGTCATTGACAGCACTTCTTTCTCTTTGAAAGACCCTGTTAGCGACGATGCTATTGATTCTACTAGCTATACCGCATGGGTAGCTGGTGGTCGCATTCAGCTAGAGAGCCGTATGTTAACCCTTAACAACCCTTCTACTACATCTTATACATCTAATGGGTTCGAATACGATCCTATTGATTATAAGCTGATACTAGGAACATCTGTCGTTGGTGGCGATGGCGATGTCTTGTTTGTTGAGTCTTACGGGTTTGGTAAGGTGACAAATCTTGGCGATATTGGGTGACGTTAGACAATTGCTAACAAATGTCTCCTATGGTATTCTTATGGGTACCATAGGAGGTTTTATGAAAATATGTACTAAGTGTAAAGAACTTAAAGGGTTAGAATTTTTTACCACAAAATCTGGAAATGTAACATCTAGATGCAAAAAATGTGCATCAAAAGTCAATTCAGAGTGGAGAAAAAACAACCCAGAAAAATCTAGGAAGATCAAGCAGAGATACTATCAAAAGAATAAAGAAGATAGAGACAAGTGCAATAGAGAATGGGTTGAAAATAATCGTCAAAAATCAAATGAGATTAAAAAAGCTTACAAGGAAAGAAATCGGGAATCAAAATTAAAACGTGAACGAGAAAGAGCAAGAGAACGATATTCCGAAGATCCTGAAAAGCATATTGAAAGGCATAAGAAGTGGATTGAAAATAATCCTAAAGAATATAGAGAGAGTGCAAAGAAATCCTATGATGCAAATCCTGAAAAAATTATAGCGAGAACTCAAGTTAGGTTAGCAATCATAGATGGAACCTTGATCAGACCAAACACCTGTTTAAGATGTAAAAAAGAAAGTGAGATAGATGCACACCACCCTGACTACTCGAAGCCCTTAGAGGTGGTGTGGCTATGCAAGAAGTGCCATATGGCAGAACATAGAAAAGATGAGATGATATGACTGGTCAAGTAGCATACAGAGCATTAATTTCAGGTGTAACGAGGTCCGATAAGTGCCAGGTTACTACTACTGATGTGCACGGATATACTACAGATCAAAACGTTAGAATAACCGACGTTGGTGATATGGCTCCTACTAAGCGCGGAATGGTACAAATCAATGGAAAGGAGTTTTCCATAGTGGTTGACTCAACTACAACGTTTCTGTTGAGAGATCCAATTACAATGGAATATATAGATTCAACAAATTATGATGAATATGTGACGGGTGGTCGAACAAACCTAGAAAACACAACTTTCACATGGATTTATCCATAAAACAACACAGACAATAATCTTAACCTGGAGCCTCAGAGATGGGAAGACCTTGCAAGACAAAAGAGAAGACAGAAGAAGCAGTTGGAGTTAAAGAACCAGAAATGAACAAGATGATTGCTGAATCACCGAAGCCTAACGCAATCGAAGACATGCCACTAACGACGTATGAAGAGCATAAGGCGTACAATGCTGCTGCTCGTAAAGAGAACAAGCGTTTACGTGTGTGTAGGCATCCGTGTAAACCGTGTCCTGTTGAGTTACACCCCAAGGAGCGTATTGTCTTTGGTCGAATTGACCAACCGCTTAATGCGCTTCCTGTTTTTATCAGCAACCATCTCATTCACTTTGAGCAAGTTCTTTATCCTGGAAAGACATATGATTTACCTAGGGTAGTTATTAACTACTTAGTTGAAAAGGGAGTACCTCACTGGAAATGGTACGACAACCCCGACGGTTCCTCTGAGACACGTATTTCACACAGAGAACCCCGATTCAGCTTAAGAACAACATACGCGGAGTAATGCGATGACAAGATCGGTTAGTGATGTTTTAAGAATTATGCGGCTTGCAATATCGCGGCGTAACGCTAACGATCCTGATTCTAGTGATTCTACTCTACTAAGATACCTCAACGACTTCGTTTCCCTAACCATGGGGAGCGAAGTACGTTTATTTGAGCAGTACGACACGATCACCTTTAGCATTGACGAAACTAACACTACTGGAGTTTACACGTTCAACGACGTTGGAGCTGCGTTTGACCTAGAGAGTATTACTGGTGACGGGTTCATTAGTTTAACAGATCCTCCGTCCGGTTCTTTGTCTTGGACTCCACTTCACATTTATCTAAATCCTGGGGAGTTCTTTGGTCATTGGGGTGTTGAGAATGATGATGTGTTAACTGCTGGGATGCCAACGGAGATGTTGTTCTACGGGAATGAATTTACTTTTAGGACGATACCCGACACAGAATATACGGTAACGCTCTACGGATACAGGAAGAGCGCTGACTTCTCTACTGAGGGGAATCCCGAGCTTGACTATGATTACCAGCTACGTTTCTTTGCTTATGGTGCAGCGGTAAACTACGGGATGGATTACCGTTTTTCTGATACTGTTATGGCATCTTTAAAGCGTGATTACGTTAGAGAGCGTCGTTTGATGCTGACTAGAACTCATAACCAGATAAAGGTTGACCGAGGTCTTCCAAGTTTCTAATAATTAAGGAGATGGAATATGGCATGGACCGAGATATGGCCTGATGGCACAAAATCAGTAAAGGCAAACCAGGTTACTGGTGAGGATAATACAACGTATACAAAGACGACAATGAACGTCGATCACTACTGGGATAGTTCTGGTAACAATGACGGGCATCATAAATGGGTACAGATGACACAGAGCGGCACGGCAGCTGTTCCTGTAGATGAACCTTTAGCTACAGGTATGGACGGTTCTATTTATCTTAAAACCAAACTAGCTACTGAAGCTGTAGACAACCAGGATGTACAGCCATTCTATGTGGATAACAACACTACTGGGGTTCCTGGTGTTACCCAGATCATGCAGCTTTTGGGTATCCGTGCGATGGGAGTTTTTGATAAAAAGACTACAAATGGTGCTGTGACTTTCCAATACTCACATAATTGTACAGCTGAACGCACGGGTGCCGGGACTTATACAGTAACTTTTGGTCCAACAGTTCTTACTCCATTACCTCTTCCGTCAGACAATTATTTAGTTTTTGGTAGTGGAATACGAATTTCTGAAGCCTCAAATGATGTAGTATTATTTAGCGTTATGAAAGCTGCGGGGGCAAAAACCGTGGATGACTTTAAGTTCAAAACATATAGTTTTACTGGAGGTCAGGTTGACCTTGAGCAAACATGGTTTGTTGTATTTGGGGGTTAGATGCAAGTCTACGAAATCACAGGTTTTCAGACAGGTGAATCTAAAGAGGGTGTCAACTTTCTTCAGCCGTCCGACTCATTCCAGAATGTAAGAAACGGATACATCCATCGCCAGGTTCTCCAGTCGAGAAAGGGTTTTCGTAAGTGGTCCCTTGGTTATAATGCTGGCGCGGGTCTTCCTGGGCATTTGCCTACGCGTGTGATAGGTATTTTTCAGAATGTATTAACCAAGACAAGCACTACCGAACTGCTAGTTTTTGATACAAATTTTGCCTACAAATATAATGAACTTACCAACTCATTTCTAAGAATTCCGTTTGGTGGAAGTTTAGCTGCAGCTGCATATCCTGGATTTGGAATAACCGATAGGCAGAATTATATATCTGGAACGACATACCCAGATAAGAATGGTGTTAATCGTTTCGTTTTTACTGGAAATGGAATGAATCATGTCTTTTTCTACGACGGTACCAGTATTCTAGACTATACGAGTGTTGCAGATAACCCTGACTACGTGACATTTGCAGGAAAAACCCTTGATTTAGCGAACCACGTATTTTGGTTTGGTGAACGTTTAAACTTTGTTGCACCAACTCTTAGCGGTCAGCTATCTCCTCAGGGACTTTTGTATTCTGGAATTAGAGACAGCAGTGGAAACGGGGACAGTTACAACGCTCCAGGCTCTGGCCTTCTTGAAATAGACACCTACCAGTTAATCAAAGGCGCAGTGATTCTAGGTGATCGCATAGTATTGAACGCCAGTCAATCTAACTGGATAATTGAGAAGACAAGAGATGCCTTTAATCCTTATTTTTCGAGAAAAATACCCTCTGTATTAGGAACTGACGCTTCATTTTCACCAGCAGTATGGAATGATGAAGTACGCTCGATTGGTAAGACTGGGATTATTGCTACAGACGGTCGGCAGTCTCTTAGGATAGATAATAAGATCCCATATTTTACTGCTAATGAAATTGATGCTGTTGAATTTGAGCAGACCTATGGTGGTTTTGATAGAGGTACATCACAATTCAAATGGTCGTATGTTGATGGTGCTAAAGAGCCTAAATCAACAGCAAACAAGGTGTTGGTTAACAACTACGAAGAGAAAAGCTGGTCAGTCTATGACCAACGATTTAGTGTTTTTGGTGAGACTATTTTGGGGCAAGAGCTTGTCTGGAATGAGATTGACGCAACCCAAGATCCATCATGGGGAAGGATGGACACTACAGAGAACACTTGGAATAGAATCGGTATTGGTAAAGAGGTACATAAGACTCTAGCTGGTGATGACCTTGGATTCATCTATGAGCTTAACCAAGATTTCGACGACTATTTTGTCACTATAACAGGGATTTCCAAAGCAGCGTCGGCAGTTATTAGCACAGAAGATCAAGCTCTACAAGTTGGTGACAGGGTGATTATCAAAAACGTCACTGGAATGACTCAGATAAACGATACTACTGCTACTATCACGGCTAGGACTCTTAGCTCCGTTACAGTCAACGTAGACAGTCAGCAATATGACAACTGGATATCTGGTGGAACAGTAAGTAAGTTAATCGAATTCTCTGCCGAGACTATCCCATTTAATCCATTTAGATCATCAGGAGATCAGGTAAGGGTTTCCCATATAGAATTTCTTATCGATACTAATTCTGGCAATCTTCTGCTAGATATTTTAATGGATGGTGAAGACGCTCCATTTAAGTCTAATGTTCTGTTGCAGCCAACAAGCACCCGCAAAGACAGAGAATGGGTAGCTGTTTCTGTAAACAATACAGCCGACTTTATGACATTAGTATTAAAGCAAGATTCTGTTTCAGAGCAGGTAAAAGTAACAAGCATTCGTATTCATGCTGAACCAGCAGGAGCGACGACGGACTAAGATGCCTAAGATTAATGAGACGTTCAACATTGGAAATAGAGACAACCTAACTCCAGAGAATTTGTTAGAGCTGATTGAAACTTTATATACAGATTTAGCGATAGCAATCAATAGGAAGCCTGATATTTACGAGCGAGCCGTTGATGGACAGGCAACTGATACCTTTCTTTCTAATGGAGATATTAACATAAACACGGCAACGGCAAACGTAGAGATCTTAACATCTCATACGAATCCGACAACCGTTGTTTGGACAACTTTATAAGGAGGGTACAATGGACCCAATGACAATGGCGTTAATAACCGCCGGAATAAGTGCCGCAGGCTCGGTAGGTGGTGCTGCATTATCAAACAAGAAGCCAAAAGAATCTCAAACACAAAAGCAAAAGAGGCTTTTAATAGATGATTTGATGGCATCTATTAAAGGTGACGGTTCATACAACGATCTTTTTGAGATGGACGATTCAGCTTTTCAGAAGTCTTTTGTTGATCCGGCTAAATCCAGATTTAAAAATCAGACTGCGCCTCAAATTCAGCAAAGTTTTATTGCTGGTGGTCAGCAAAGAGGTACAGGTCTAGACGACACTCTGACTAGAGCTGGTGTAGATATGGACCAGCTTATAAATGAGCAATATATGAATTTTCAGAAAGGTGCACAAGACAGAAAAGCTAATGCTCTTAGTGGTATTCTAGGCGCTGGTGAAGGTGTTCAGCCTGGAATTAGTAATAGCGAAGCTGCACAACAAGGCGGTGCTGGTTTCCTTGCTGGTGATAGCTTCAAAGAGCTTTTAGATGAAATTACCAGAAGTTCCGGCGGAAAAACAGCTGCAAATCAACAACCAACACCAAATAGAGAGGGTTTCGCATGAGCTCCCCATCACCTTTCGAAATAGGACGTGCCGTTAGTAATAATCTAGGTCCTGCAATAAGAGCACCTGGCGACAGATCATCTATTGATGAGATCCTTTCGCAAGCTTCTCAATCAGGTAATCCTGCTGACATTGACGCTGCTATGGGTCAGATTCTTTCGCGTGTTTCTGCTGAAAGGCAACCAATGGCGATGAAGATTCTTGAAGGAAAGAAAGCTGAGATTGAAAAGGTTAAAAAGCAAGACGCTGATATAGCTGGAGGTTTAGATCCTAGACTTGTTAACGCCTCACCTGATGTACGTAGAGTTGATTTAGATAGACAAAAGGATGTTGGTGGAGTTACAGCTCAACCGATCCCACCAGAGATAGCTGAAAAAATCAATGAAGTTGTTCAGAAAAACCCAGAAGCAAGCGCCGAAGACATGACACTTGCTCTTGATGAATCTGGAGTCCCAAGGATTTTTTCAAACTCGTTGATAGAGACACGACGAAAAAAGCAGGAAAGAGAAGAAACAATAGGGCAGAAAAGGTTTGAAGCTGAGAGGACTTTTCATTCGCAACGAGCCATCCCATTTGTAAAAAAACTTGATGAACAAAGGGATTCTTTAGAAGAAAAAGACCAAGCCTTATTTCTGATGAGAAATGCATTTGACGAGGGAGATGAGGAATTCTTCTCTAAGGATAATTTTGCTAACTTTATGGGTAGATATGGAGAGGGTTTAAGAACAGGGAAAGGTGCGCAGTTAATAAATGCTCAAAAAGAATTTTTGCTAGGTAATATAGCTAGGGCTGGTGCACGACCAAACCAATGGATCGAACAGCAGATTAGCAGGATGTTACCTCAAATTGGGAGGTCTGACGAAGCAAACTTAACTGTTGTGGAGTCACTTCAAGCATCACAAGACCTTCAAAATAAAAAGATGGAAATAGCAGACGGTATTATAGATAAAAGCATGGCTGAACTGGGGTATATACCTGGAAATATTGCGGCTCAGGTAAATGAAGCTGTTAAAGCTTTCACAAATCAAATTCAAAGCAAACACTCTTATAATCTAAGAAATATCCATGAAAATGAAATGGGAGAGAAAAAGCTTAAGGCTGGCATCGGTAAAAGAGTGTCAAGAGAAACACCGCTGACTCTTCAAACAGCTGAGTTGTTAGTTAAAAAAACCGGGTCAAAGCAGGCAGCATTTAAAATGGCAAAAGACCTGGGTTATACTATACCTACTATTGAAGAATATAGGAGTTATACACAGTGAACGGATCAATTTTTGACGACCTAGAAGAGCCAAGAACAGGTACCATATTTGATGTAGCTGAAAAGGTTGATCATATCGTTCCTGATGAGTTTCACGATACATCAATACCGTGGTACAAATCATATGCATCAGCTGCAGCAAAAGGATTGATAAAAGGTACTGTTGCGCTTGGAAGAACAATGGGTCCGTTACAAGATCCTTTTGATCCAGAAGAGTTAAATAGTGTGTTGGATGAACTTTTGCCTACTGAAGAAGGCTTTGTTGAGGGGACAATTGAGAGGGCTGGAAAGCTATTTCCTACGGTGTCTACCGGAGGAGGAGGAGCTGGTCAATCTTTATTAAGAACTGGTGCAGCTGCCCTGTCAGGTGAAACAGCTAAGGCAGCTGGTGCTTCTGAAACGGTACAATCATTAGCAGAACTACCCGCATTGATAGGACCAGAATTATCTAAAATGATAAAAGCAGGGAAGACGAATAAAGATTTGGTGGAATTTGCTAGAAGAAAAGGCCTAAAAGAAGAGGAAATTGCACCACTAATTCAAAGCGCAAAAAAACAACGGGTAGTGGGAAAGTTAGCGTTTAAGCGAGGGTCGGAGACTAGACTTAGACAGTCTAAAGAAGCTGTCGGAAAAGTTTATGAAGATCTTTACTCAAACCCAAGCGCAAAAAAGGTTTTGTCTGCAGAAGAGTCATCCAAGACATTCTCAAAGATCGATGAAACATTAAAGAAAATGCCACGAAAATTAAGCAACATGATTGCAGAAGATCTTCAAGATTTAAAAGACAGCCCAAAGGCTGCTGAAGATTTCATGAACTTTTATGCAGACATAAGCGCAACTTGGGGAAAAAACAAGCAACAAATATCATTGCTTAAAGATCCTGTAACAGGTGCAATAAAATCTATCGATAAGGCGTTGGGAGCTGATTTTTCACAAACAAACAAACTCTTTTCTAAATGGGCTGAAATTTCTAAAACATTAAAACCTACGTTGGCTTCAGACATCTTTGAAGGTGCAATTCCTTTACGCGCTGCGATAGGGATAAAGTTTCCTCCGGTTTTAGGCGAGGTGTTACTTGAAGTAGCTGGAAAAAAAACAGCGACTGAAATGTTGTTAAATCCTAGATTTCAAGGGCTTGGAAAAAAGATGCTTGATGCACTCAGTAAAAACCAGGTTCCAATAGCTAAGAGTATTTGGGAACAGATGATTTCCGAGGTGGATAAGACTGAAAGTAAAGCTGCTAAGCAACTTAGGGACGTAGACTTTCTTAATCTAATATCCAATGATGAAGAATAATCATCAGTCCTAAGAGTAATATAAACGGCATGTTAGTCCTTCTTGGTTGCTTCTTTTTCGTCATAAAAAATGATTTCTTCTCTTAGAGCAACGCGCATAAATTGAGATACAGTTGTACCAGCTTCAGCAGCTCTTATTTTAGTTTGTCTGTAAAGCTCTTTAGGCAGGTAAACTGTAGTTCTTTGAAACTTTGAGTTTTCTTTTTCCATGACATAATTATGTCACTATTATCATTAAATCACAAGAAAAGCTTTTTTATGAATTCTGGTGTGTTATGTTAAAATTTTCAACCCACAATCCATAAAAGGAGAATACCATGAGTCGCTACAGTAATCCAGTTTCATACGCTGGTAGAAAAGCAAACTCTGACCATACGGGTCAAGCGAGATTTGCAAAAGACGCAGAAGTTGTCACAGGTTCATCAGAAGAGCTTATCGTCTCTCCTTCTGGCTTGCAGGCGATTATTGATACAGACGTTCTTTTTGCATCAGCAAGCGACACGCTTGTACCAAGTCAGTTAGCTACAAAGACTTACGCTGACAATCTTGCCATTGCTGGCGCTCCTGTGGCATCAGAAACAGTTTCTGGTATTACTCAGTATTCTACAGCTGCTGAGGCTGTTGCTGTGACTGATGATGCTACTGCAATGACACCATTGAAAGTTGGTCAAGTATTCGCTGCTCCTCCATCCATGGGTTCTGGCACTCCAGCTGCTGGCGCTTTCAGTACTCTTTCTGCAAGCGGATTAGCATCATTTGGTGCTTCTGCAACCATTGTTACAGGAGCTGTTGCTCTTAGCCTTGGTGCTGATGCTTCTACAGGTGCGATTAATGTTGGTACAGGTGCTGGTGCAAGAACTATCACTATTGGAAACATCACAACTTCAACTGCTGTTGCGATTAATTCAGGTACTCAACACATCACTCTGACATCAACAGGAACAGGCGATGTTATCCTAGTTGGTGGCGACAAGATTAGTCTTGATGCTGCTGGAACAGTTGAGCTTAACAGTTCTGCTGCTGCTATTAGCATCGGTAATGACGACGTTGATCAAGCGGTTAATATTGCAACTGATGGTGAGCGTACCTTGACAATGGGTTCTGCTAACGGAGCTGCTGGTGTTGTTATCCAGGGTGGTACAGGAGATGTAAGCATTTCTAACAACGCAATTGCTCACAATCTGACTCTTGGCAACAAGACAGGTGCTACAGCCGTTGCAATGGAAGTTGGTACAGGTAACTTTACAATGGATGGTGTTGGCGCAACAACTTATACCGTTGGTGCTTCAACAACAACTGGTACAGTTACTGTTGGTGGCACAGCCCAAACAGGCACAATGACACTTGGTGACAGTTCTGGTATTAACATTGTCCAGATTGGTTCTGGTGAGGGACAAGGAACCGTCTCCATAGCTGATGGCGCTACAGCTGCTAAGGCTGTAACGATTGCCACAGGTGCTGTAGCAAACCTCGTGACTGTTGGAACTGTTTCAGGAGCGGCAAGTTTAGATCTTCTCTGCGGAACCGGTAACTTCACTCTTGAAGGTGCGACTGCTAGTACATTTGAAATCAGCTCGACCGGCGTGAACACAGGTACTGTAAAACTGGCTTCTGGCACTGGTGCTCGTACAATCGAAATTGGTGGAGGTGGAACCGGTATTAAGACGATTAATATCGGCGCGGCAGCAACTGCTGACGTTATCACTGTAGGAACAACGACTGCGGCTGGAGATACTACGATTAATGCTGGTAGTGGGGGTCTTACTCTTGATGCTGCTGGTATCGTTGATGTTGTCCCTGTAACTGATGGCGGAGCTGCTGCTACTGCTACTGTTAACGCAAACGTTGGCGTGACAACTCACACAGGGTTGTCTACAGCCTCTGCTGCTGCACAGGTATTTACAATCACTAACAGTGTTTGTACTACAGGTTCTGCGATCCTGGTTAGTGCCTCGAATCTCGGTGCTAATGATGCTCAGATGACCGTGACACGTGTTACACCTGGAGCTGGAAGCTTCACTGTAACGCTCACCAATAATGGGGCAGCCGCTCTTAACGGTGATGTAATCCTTTCTTTCTGGATTCTAGCTGCTTAATTTAAGCGTCTTTTAAAATATAAAGCATCCTTGTACTTATGTGCAGGGGTGTTTTATTATGTTTGTTGTAGGTGAGGGGTTGCTCCCGAGTCTTGTCAATGAGTAGGCAAGAGCCTACATTTTCTTAATCTCTAACTCAGGAGAGTCTCATGACTAAAGCTTTAGAATTAACGGGCCAAAAATTTGGTCATCTTACTGCGGTTGAACGTATTAAAAACAATAAACATGGTCAATCTAGGTGGCTATGTCAATGTAGTTGTGGAAATAAAATAATTTGCGTTGGATCACAACTTTTGAGAAATCATTATAAGTCATGTGGATGTCAACATGGTTTAAAATTACAAGATTATATAAAAAGTAAAGTAAAGATTACTAAATATGGTGAGTGGCTGTGGCAAGGTTTTTTAGAAAAGAATGGATATGGTCGAGTGAGCTGGAAAGGGGAAAGTTGGAGTGCACATCGTCTTTCATACACTGCTTTTATTGGAAATATCCCGGATGGATTATACGTTTGTCATAGAAATGATTATCCTCAAGACGTGAATCCAAGCAATCTCTTTTTAGGCACTCCTGCTGAAAATTCTGCTGATATGGTAGAAAAGAAACGCTCATTTAGTTCGAAAGGAATTCCTAGAACGTATATGCAAGGTGAAAAACACAATAAATCAAAGTTGGCCGAAAGAGACGTCATTAAAATTCGACAAATGAGAAAAGAAGGCATCGGAAATACTGAAATGTCTAAGATCTACGGAGTCTGCGTTACAACGATTGAAAGAATCGTATACGGCAAAACCTGGCGCCACGTCCCTCTCCCCTCAACCCAAAGCGAGGATTCATCCGATGAGCAATAAAGAAGTAATCGAGTACCTAGAGTCCCTGATAAAGCGTCTTCCTGTGGGATTGATCACCCATCGTGAGATGCTGAAGGTAGCAGTTCGTGTCTTGAAGGAGCTTAATATGAAAGGGTTTAGCGAGTAACTTTTATACATGATTATATACGTCTATACCTGGGATCGTGTATACA